GGCGGCGGCGGCGGCACCGGCGTCACCGGCGGCACCGGCGGCACCGGCGGCGGCGGCAACGGTGCATCTACTGGCGGAACCGCAGGTTCTTCAAATACTGGCGGCGGCGGCGGCGGCGGCGGCATATTTGGCGGCACGGGCGGGGCTGCAGGCGGCTCAGGCATTGTAATTATTCGTTACGCCGACACCTATGCCGCTGCTACAGCCACAACCGGCTCGCCGACTATAACTGTTTCTGGCGGCTTCCGCATATACACATGGACGACTGTCGGCTCTGGCAGCATCACGTTCTGAGGATTAAATGGCCGACGATATCGTAACTGTCTGGGGAGGCGTTCCAAGGATCGGCAGATCCCCGGCTGTTGGCGACCTTTTGATCGGCAATAATGCCAGCACTTTTACGCTTGGCGGCGGCGCAAACAACAACACGGCTATTTCTCAGCCTGCGATTGGCGGCGACAATATGGAGGTCACGTCGGTTGGCGGCGTGACGAGATATGGCTTCGCAGGGTATCACGGGGCGTTTTCCAGCCACGTAAATCAGACAGTGGCGGGGGCCGCAACGCCGACCCTTGTTCAATACGAAGTGACCGATCTTTCATATGGCGTTTCCATTGCTTCCAATCCATCTGGCCCGGCAAACACAAGAATAAAAGTTGATTACCAAGGCGTATATAACCTTCAATTTTCAATTCAGGTTTTACCTGCATCAGCAAACAAGAAAGCATATTTTTGGTTAAAATATAATGGCTCAGATGTTGCGTGGTCCAATACAGAAATAGACATCAAGGACAACGGAACAAAATATCTTGCCGCGTGGAATTTTGTTTATGCAATGAACGCCAACGATTGGCTTGAGCTCTCATGGGCGTCTGATGACGGCACAACAATCCTCTCAGACGGAACTCCCGGAGCCGGTCTTGGCCCCTCTATTCCTTCTGTCATCGCCACAATGTGCTTGGTGAGGTAATATGCCAGACTATCAGGTTCTCTTTAACATAGTCGTCGGCATCCTCGGCGTGATGGGCGGGTGGCTATTGAACACGATGTGGTCGTCACTTCGAGACCTGCAGACCGCTGACGCCAAGCTGGTTGAGAAAGTCAGCGCAATCGAAGTGCTTGTTGCGGGACAATATGTGACCCGTGATGAGTTTACGACAACCATGAATGCAGTATTTCTGAAGCTTGATCGCATTCAGGAGACGATAAATAAAAAGGCAGATCGATAATGACAAAACTCAACGCCACATCGCTCACGCGCCTCCGCGGCGTGGACGCCAATCTGATCGCGCTGGCGAAGAAAGCTAGAGAGACCAGCCCGATCCCGTTTGAGATTACCGAAGGATTGCGGACGGCTGAGCGCCAGCGATATCTCGTAAAAACCGGCAAGTCTCGCACGATGAAGTCGTATCATCTGCGCGGCAAGGCAATTGACTTCGTCGCCATGCCCGGTGGCAAGGTCTCGTGGGATCTGAAAGACTACAAGACCATCGTGGAGAAGGCGTTCAAGCCGGCGGCCAAGGCGCTGGGGTTGTCTGACAAAATAACTTATGGCGTCTACTGGAAGTCGATTGTCGACGGACCACATGTTCAAATCGAAACTTAAGGAGAAGGCAATGACTGTTTTGAAAAACTGGATGACGACGATCCCCGGCATCCTTGCTCTGTTGAATGTAGCGTGGAAGTTCTACCAGACTCGAACGCTGTCTAATGAAGACATCTCTGCGGTTCTGGTCGCCTTCGGCCTGATCGGGGCCAAGGACTACAATATCACCGGAGGAGACCGTCAGGCGTGATCGTCACGATCATCGGCCTGTTGAGTTCGCTCTTTTCCGTCGCCGGCAAGCTGTTTGATTGGCTTTATGCCGTCAGGCTTGCCGACGCCGGAAGGGTTGCGGAGCGGCTTGAAGCATTGAAGGGGCAGGTGGATGCGGCTCAGAAGGCTGTTGAGACGCGCATGGCTATTGAGCGCGAGCGGGAGCGTCTTTCTGGCGGGGTGTCAGACGACGACGGGTTCCGCCGACCTGACGACGAATAGCCTGCGCTTTTGCGACGGAGCCAAACCGATTTACTGGTCAAAAAAGGACACGGATAAGACGGTTTGGGCGGTGAAGGCTCACAATGCCGTTGGCAAGCAGGCTTGCGGGTGGGGAAAGAAGTGACCGGGGATGTCGTTTCCTTTAACGAGGGGGCGGAAATCGTTCGCCTGCGGCAAGAGCTCCGGGAGTGGCGGCGCCGCAATGACATGGCCTATCAGGATGACTGGGATACCAAAGCCCGGCAGATTATCTTCTCGGAAATACGGCGCATTCGAAGCGAGCTCAGGGCTCTCACCGGGTCTCCGGCATAGGAATGGCAACGGTTTCATGGTAGGATTGCCGCGGCGACTGAGGGACTGAAATGACGACGGGGCTTAGCTACGACGGATCGGTGGCGGGGACTACCAGCTACAAAGGCCAGATTGCAACAATGGCTGTGGTTGAGGAGTCAAACGCCGAGTTTTTGGCTATTTTGCCCCAGGCAATAACCTACGCCGAAAATCGCATATGCCGGGATTTGGACTTTCTTTTTACGTCCGTATCCAACTCCAGCTATTCGGTCGCCGCAAACACCAGAACTATCACAATTCCATCTGCAAGCTTTTACCCCTCTGAAGGGGGGACGCTTGTCGTCAGCGAGCAGATAAATCTTTTAACCCCCGCTGGATCCACAAACCCGGAAACATCGACGCGTGTCCCGCTTTTGCCCACCACAAAAGAATTTCTGGACGCCGTATATGGAAGCGCCTCAAGCGCCGGAACACCAAAATATTTTGCGCCATTTGGCGACGGAGAGAGCAATTACACGTTTCTCGTCGGCCCCTACGCGGACGCAACATATACGGTTGAAATTATTGGGACATACAGGCCGTCGTCGCTGTCGTCTGCAAACGTGACAACATTTATCAGCCTTAACCTCCCTGATTTATTCATTATGGCGTCAATGGTTTATGTTGCCGCTTATCAGAGAAACTTTAGCAGCTCCCAAGGCAATGATCCCCAAATGCCCGTGACTTATGAGACGCAATACCAGACGCTTCTGAAGAGCGCGATTGACGAGGAAAATCGTAAAAAGTTCGAGGCGGCGGCGTGGTCGTCGCAAAGCCGCTCCGCATCCGCGACGCCGACAAGGGGTTAATGAATGCCGCACAGCACATTACGGCTCATCCCCGGCGTTGATCAAAACAGGACGTCTGCCCTGAATGAGGGCGCCATATCTACGTCAAATCTTGTTCGCTTTATACCCGACAGGCAAAATAATGCTTTATGCCAAAAAATTGGCGGCTGGACAAAATTTTACACGTCTAAATTAAGCTCGCCTGTCCGCGCACTATGGGCCTGGCAGGACACGAACGCGCGGCAATATTTGGGCGTCGGCGCAGAAACTGTTTTTCACACTGTTACCGGGGCGTCAGGCAACGGGACGACTGCCACTATTACGTTTAGCGGATCCAATCAATATTCCGTTGGGTCGGAAATTACAGTTTCGGGAATTACAACAACGCCATCAAGCCCGAGCTACAATGGGACATTTACCGTAACCGGATCTACGCTGAACACGGTTTCGTTTGCCTCGGCGACGACGTCTTCCTACGTCAGCGGCGGGGCTGTGTCCGCAACTGACTGTCTCTCTATTATATCAAACGGAACACAGGCAGTATTGACGCCTAAAATTACTGTTTCCAATGCCGCGGTGTCGGCAGATACAACTCTTGCATCAAGTCTTGTTCAGATTAACGACACCGGCTCAAATGTTCAAAGCTTTGATACTGTTGACATAAAAACCCAGATTTCTGTTGGGGGGCTGGTTTTATTCGGAACCTATCCAACTAATTTTGTTAGCGCGAACTCTTGGCAAATTCGGGCCCTTAACGCGCTTGGGAGCCCTGTTTCTGCAACGTCTACGGTTGCGGGTGGAGGCGCGGTCCCGCGCTTTTACACGACATCCGGCTCCTCTTTGGTTGACGTTGTTCTTTATAATCATGGATATCTCGTTGGCGACACTTTCCCTGCCCTTGTTCTGACGACTGTCTCTGGAATTGATGTATACGGAAATTATACTATTGTTGAAATTGATACGCTTGCTGCCTCGGGTCCATCGGTAGGCGCCGGAAACTCATTCCGCATAATTGCAAGCACAAAGGCCGCCGCGTCCACGAACGCATACATGAACGGCGGCAACGCTAAATTTATCTACTACAGAACGCCGCTGCCACTGCCGACAACAACAGGATATGGCGTCGGCGGATACGGCGTCGGCGGATACGGAACGGGCGTCGCCCCAACGGCTGTCTATGGGACGCCAATCACCGCAACAGACTGGACGTTTGATAACTGGGGACAGGTGTTTATCGCTTGCCCGGTCGGGGGACAAATATATCAATGGTCGCCGACATCCGGACTGACTACGGCGACGATCATTGGTAACGCGCCGACGGTCAACGACGGCATGTTTGTGGCTATGCCTCAACGGCAAATTGTTGCGTGGGGGTCAACTGTCACGGGCATTCAGGACCCTATGCTTATTACGTGGTGCGACGTTGACAACTACAATCAGTGGATCCCATTGGTAACAAATCAGGCTGGCTCTTATCGCATACCCAAGGGGTCAAAAATTGTTGCGTGCATTCAGGGGCCACAACAGGGTCTGATTTGGACGGATCTTGCTATTTGGGCGATGCAATATTCCGGGCCGCCATACGTTTACCAATTCAACGAGATTGGAACGGGATGCGGGCTTATTGCCAGAAAGGCCGCGGCGTCAATGAACGGCACGGTTTACTGGATGTCGCAAAGTCAGTTTTTCCGCCTTGGCCCCGGCGGCGTGGAACCAATAAGGTGTCCCATATGGGACGTTGTGTTTCAGGATCTTGATACAAGCAATCTGGATAAAATACGCATTGCGCCCAATTCCAGATTTGGCGAAATTTCATGGTTTTACCCAACGACAAGCGGGAATGGGGAAATTACAAATTATGTAAAATACAATGTCGTTCTTGACCAGTGGGACTTTGGTTCGCTTGCAAGAACGGCGTGGATTAACCAAAGCGTTTTAGGGCCTCCGATTGGGGCGGGAACCACAAACGGCTATTACATTTATCAGCACGAAACGTCGACCGACGCTGATGGCGCCCCAATAAACGCCAGCTTCCAGACAGGCTACTATGTTTTGTCGGACGCCGAGTGGAAGATTTTTATTGATCAGGTGTGGCCAGATATGAAGTGGGGCTACTATGGCGGGGCCCAAACGGCAAATGTCCTTTTGACGTTTTATGTTACTGACTACCCCGGCCAGCAGCCTCAGGCTTATGGTCCATACACAATGACGCAAAGCAGCACTTATATTACGCCGCGTTTTCGCGGGAGGCTGGTGTCCATTAAAATCGAGAGCAATGACATCGGGTCTTTCTGGCGGGTTGGCGCAATGAGATACCGCTACCAGCAGGATGGAAAATTCTGATGGCAAATCTTGATGACATTCTTACCGCAACAAAGAACGCCGTTGTTGCATTAAACACAATCAACACTTCGATTAATTTTTATGGTGGCAGGGCAACGTCAGCCACCGTGAGCTCGTCGACGCTCGTTGTTAACGGATCCGGCGTATTGGTTAGCGTGTCTGTTATAGTGGCCGGCTCCGCCTCAGGAACGGTGAATAATGCGCTTTCGGCAAGTGCGGCCGCCTCCGCCAATGCCCTGATTGCGACGCCAACAACGCTTGGCGTCTACAAGTCGGGGCAAATATTTACGCAGGGCCTTGTGATTGTCCCAGGCGCGGGGCAGTCAATCAATGTAACCTACTCCTTGACCGCATAGGTGAAAAATGCCGCTTCTTAAGGGAAAAGGCCAAAAAACAATAGGCGCCAATATTCGCGAGATGATCCACGCCGGCCACCCCCAGGATCAGGCCGTGGCGGCGGCATTAAATCAGGCCCGGCAATCCCGCGCCGACGGCGGCTCAAGTGAAAAAATCCACGTCGGGCCTATCCACAGCCCGGTTGCCGGAAGAACAGACCACTTGCCAATTAACGTGCCGTCTGGCGCCTACGTCATCCCCGCCGACATTATTTCGGCCATGGGGGAAGGCAATACAATGGCCGGGTTTCGCATCGCCAACGTTATTTTTGGAATGCAGGAGAGGGGAGATGGCGCGCCTGTGGAGATTGTTGCAGCTGGGGGAGAATATGTTATTTCTCCTGCGAGTGTTGCTCGTATTGGTGGCAATGATATTGATCGCGGTCACGCGGCGCTTGATGATTTTGTTAAAAAATATCGCGCAAAAACCGTAGAGACGCTAAAAAAACTACCCGGGCCCAAGAAAGATTAAGGGGATCTTTATGCCTAGAAAGCCGATTGAGGACGTCAAAATCAGAATAGGGACGCCGCAAGATCTTGAGGGCGTCATGCGCCTTGCGCTTATGGTCTGCGAAGAAAACGGCGTGTTTGAGCCAAATGTTGACAAAATACTGTATGACGTTTGGCTTTCCCTAAACCAGGAACACGGGCTCATTGGCGTAATTGGCAATCCGGGATCTGAGCTTGAAGGCTTTGTTTTGCTGCGCGTGTCGACAATGTGGTATAGTGATAGTCCAATTATTGAGGAGAAAACCGTCTTTGTTCACCCCAAACATCGAGGCGCAAGCGGGGGGCGGGCGCGCAAGCTTTGCGAGTTCAGCAAGCAGGTTGCGGATGAATTGGGGCTTCCCTTGATCATTGGCGTCCTCTCGACAACCAGAACCGACGGCAAGGTTAAATTGTATGAGCGCGTCTTTGGCACGCCAGCCGGGGCCTTCTTTTTATATGGCGTGAAGACAGGCGGCTGGCATGAGCCAGCGGCCACGACACAGGCTTGAGCGGAGTAGTCTAATGTGCGGAAAGGGATCATCTGGCGGCGGCGGAGGACTGGCCCCGGCACAACAGGTTACTGTTTCGCCCAGCCCGCAGGCGATGGAGTGGTATAACTCCGTCATGGCGCGGGGGCAGCAGGCCGCCTCCCGCCCATTCCAGCAATATGGCACAACGCCAGAGGCCTTCGTTGCGCAATTAAACCCACAGCAGCAGCAAGCCATATACGGCCTTGGTGGCCTTGCCGCCGCCAATGCCCCATATGCCGCCCTTGCCCCCCAGATGGCGGCGCAAGCGGGAATGGGTAACGCCGCGCAAATGGCTGGCGGCTACATGAACCCGTTCATGCAGCAAGTAATTGACCCCGTGCGGCAGGCTCTTCAGCAACAGCAGGGGCAACAGCTTTCCCAGCAGCAGGCGGAAGCTATCCGGGCGGGGGCCTTCGGGGGTGACCGCGCCGGATTACAGCGCGCCCAGCTTATGGGTCAGCAACAGCTAGCCATGGGCAACGCTCTCAGCCCACTTTACCAAACAGGCTATGGTCAGGCGCTGCAGGCGGCGCAGACAGACCTTGCGCGGCAGCTTCAGGCGGCGCAGGGGATTGGGGCGCAGGGTCAGCAAGCCGCGCAGGCGGCGCTGGGGGCGGCAACCCTTGGGCAGCAAACAGAGCAGGCGGGGAAAACTGCTCTGTATAACCAGTTTCAGCAGCAGCAAATGTTCCCCTACATGCAAGCCCAGTTTCTTGGGGGCCTGGCGGGGGCGCTTGGGCCGCTTACGGGGTCGACAACGGTTCAGTCTCAGGCACAAAGCCCGTTCGGCATGTTCCTGTCGGACCCAAGAGCCAAAACGGGCGTCGACCGCGAGCAGCCGGATGTCGTCGGCAAACTGAACGACGGCCAAAACGTCTACGCGTATCGATACGCAGACGGCGGCCCGGCTCAAATTGGCCTTATGGCTGATGAGGTGGCGAGCGCGCATCCGGATGCCGTTGGCGTCCGCCCCGACGGGCTCATGGCTGTCGATTACGGCAAGGCCACAGAAGATGCGGCGCGCATGGGCGGCGCTGTCCGCAATGGCGGCGACTATTCCCGCGGCGGCTACGCAGATGGCGGCCTCGCAAGCAGTGACATTGCCGCAATCCTTGCCGCGCAGCAGGCTATGTATGGCTCAATGAAGCCTGCGGCTGCGACAATTCCGACTGAAGGCATCAGGACGTCGGCGCCTTTGTCTGCGGCATCCATTGCCCCGGGTGAAAAGCCGGCAAGCGGCCTTGAGACGATGGAAAAGGCGCTTGGGGTCGGGGAGAGCCTGAGCGGCCTGCTCGAAAAGGGATACAATTTATACGACAAATACAAAGTCAAAGGCTGGCCCGGCTGGGGCGGCAATATGGCCTACGGCGGCGGCATTGTGCCCGGCGGTCAGGAAGATGACCCGTGGAGTTTTATGTCCCGCGGCATACAAACCGCGCGGCCACTGGAAGCCACCCGGCCATCTTCCGACCGGGACAGGGATCAATCAAAAAGCGTTCTCGACAAGGCGGCGGACTATCTCGGAACCGCCGGCAAGGTCGGAAGCGGACTGGCTGGTCTTTACAGCGCGGCCACAACATTTGGCCCGATGCTCATGGCCCTTTCTGACCCAAGGGCCAAGACGGGCGTGCGGCCTGCGGCGCAGACCGGCGGCGTTTATTCAGATGAGGACATTGACTACTATCTTCGCCCGCTTGCGAAAGGCGAGACCGGCGGGGAAAAAGACCCGTATCGAACGATTGGGCCGCAAACAAAATACGGCCACGCGCTCGGAAAATATCAGATCCTTGAAGGCAATGTCGCCCCGTGGGCCAGGACGGCTGGTCTTGGAAATGTGACGCGCGAGCAATTTCTTGGCGACCCGGATCTTCAGGAAAAAATTGCCCGGAGCCAATTTGGCTCATACTTACGAAAAACCGGCGCCCCCGCAGAGGCGGCGGCCATGTGGTTTGCCGGCCCCGGCTACAAAAGCAAAATGGGCGCGAAAGACGTTCTTGGCACGTCTGTGCCAGAGTATATGGCACGATATGAGCGCAATCTTGAAAAAGGTGGCGTTGGCCCGGCCTTGTCATCCCTTGGCCCACGCGAACGCAGCTTTATGGCAACGACGACGCCGCAGGCGCCAACGGGCGTCATGCCCCCTGCCGCAGGGGGCAAGGCAGATGAGGCGCCGCGTGGCCTTGCCGACATGCTTACTGACAAGCAAGTCATGGTGCCGTTGCTGACGGGGCTTGGGACGGGCTTGACGACGATGGTGGGGACACCTTCTCGCTACCTCGGGTCGGCCCTTCTTGCTGGCGCTGGCGCTGGCATGGCCGCCGGCGCAAAATCCTACATGGATGTGGCCAAGCAAATCCCCGAAATCCGAGAGATCACGGCTAAAGCTGCCACGCAGGAGCAGGAGACAAAGGCTAAGGAAAAGCTTGTCGAGCGCATGGGCTTCGAGAACATCGAAGAGATGATGAAGGTTTACAAGGACGCCTTCTTCACGTCTCCCGCCGGCGTGCCTATGGTTCGTCTTGCAGACGGGTCGGTTACGACGGAAGCCGATTTCCGCAGAAATCCACGCCCGGTCTTTGGCCAGTCAGAGGCGACCCTGCCGCAGCGCCCCGGGGCGACGCCCGCAGGCAAACAGGGACCGCTTATGCCCGGGGCAGGGGCGGTGCAGCCGCCACCCGGCATCGGGTGGGACAGCCGATCAATGGCTGCGGCAAGGGGAGAGATGGACGCTGTCACGGGAGGCACGACAGGCGCGAGGGCCGCGGCGGAGGCGCGCAGCGCCGACTACCGCAACACCGTCGACCGCGCGGCGGAGGCGGCTCAGGCGCAAAAGCTTCTCGTCAACGACGTCGGCGGCATCATCTCCGAGGCGGCGCACGCAACGGGCATGAACGCCCCGGGCGCCGGCGGATCAACGCGCGCAATGGTCGTTAACTACGGCAACACAATCGCCCGCATGTATGGTCTGGGAGAAAATTATTTTGGCGCCTCGGACACAAATGCCGCACTTCTTGGGAAGCTCAATACGCTGGCCGGGCAGCGCGGCGTGGAGGCCGCGCAGCAGACAGCCCTTGGCAGTCTTGCCCGGCTTGTGGAGGCGCAACCCAATCTTGACCAGCCGCC